CGGCTGACCACCCCTAGGCTGCCAAAGCCCTACGTACCTGAAGACCCATCCCCTGCACAGGCTGTCTTTCTCATCGCGCCGCAGCGGGAAGTGATGTACGGCGGGGCGGCGGGTGGTGGGAAGTCCATCGGGCTGCTGATGGCGGCGTTGCAGTACGTCGACACTCCCGGATATGACGCCATCCTGTTCCGACGGACCTTCCAGGACCTGAACCTGCCGGGTGCCCTGATGGACGTGGCCCACAGCTGGCTGGCTCCCACGGATGCGAAGTGGGATGCGCTGGCGCACCGATGGACCTTCCCGTCGGGGGCCACGCTTAGCTTCGGCTATCTCGCTACGTCCAACGACCGCTACAGGTATCAGAGTGCCGAGTTCCAGTTCGTCGGGTTCGATGAACTGACGCAGTTCGCCGAAGTGGACTACACGTACCTGTTCTCGCGTCTGCGGCGGAAGGAAGGGGTGCAGGTGCCGCTCAGGATGCGGGCGGCGACCAACCCTGGGGGTATCGGGCACGAATGGGTGCGGGGACGGTTCGTGGAATCGACGACCGAAGACACCGACCGGGCGTTCGTGCCCGCCAAGCTCGACGACAACCCGTTCCTGGACCGCGACGCCTACCTGCAATCGCTGATGGAACTGGACCCCATCACCCGCGCGCAGCTGCTGCGTGGGGACTGGGAAGCTCGGATGGTCGGGCCGATGTTCGCGGGCCACTGGTTCCAGCTGGTCGAGCAGTTCCCGCCCGTCACGCAGGACCCGCGCATCCGACCGCGCGTCGTCGAATCGGTGCGGTACTGGGACCTGGCAGCGACGGCGGTCGAAGTGGCGAAGCAGGACCCGGACTACACGGCCGGCTGTCTCATGGGGCGGACCGATGACAACCTATACGTCGTAGGGGATATACGGCGGATGCGGGACACCCCCAAGACCATCGAGGCGTTGATGCGCCACACGGCGGACCTGGACCCGCCCGGTACGGTGGTCTGGGTGGAACGCGAACCCGGCTCTGCGGGGAAGGCGTACATCGACCACCTGCGGGCCGACGTGTTGCCCGACGTGTCCATCTACGAAGACAAGGTGTCCGGCGACAAGGCGATGCGGGCCGCTCCCCTTGCGTCCCACGCCGAAGCGGGCTTCGTCAAGATGGTGCGAGGTCCCTGGAACCGCGCCTGGCTGGACGAACTGGAATCCTTCCCCATCGGCGCACACGACGACCAGGTCGACGCCACGTCGGGTGCCTATCGCAAGCTCGCGCAATCGCAGGTGACGTACAGTCGCAGCCCGTTCTAGACCGGGCATAGGATTGGCCCCATGCCTGACCCGCTCCATCGCATCCAGCGACACGGTGGCTGGCTATGGTCCGGCCGACCACGCGGTCCTCGCGGGACCAGAACGAAGCGACCGACCGCACCCGCCAAGGTCGGCGTCCCGACCCCCGCCTACAACGAGACCCAGCTGTTGGTGTCGACGATGGAAGCTGCCGACCGGCCCTACAACGCCGCCGAGAAGCAGAAGGGCAAGAACGTCCACGACGCGGCGGCGGTCGTGTGCCGGACCGCATCCAAGGACAAGGCGTTGGCTGCCCAACTCGGGACCGTGGCGGCGGTCTGCAAGACCGATATCGCCAGGGCGAAGAAGGCCGGGTATCTCCCGAAGCCCACGAACGCATCCATCCCTTCAGCCCGCTGGTACGCGGCGGCCTACGTCGCGCACAACCTGCAATCGACCTGGGCCGACTCGGCGACGGACACCGAACCGGAATCCCTGGCCCTGCACTACTGGGCCGAAGCCCGCTTCGGTACCCCGCCGCTGGCCGACGAACTCGGCAAGGACCACGTCACCCTGGACCAACCCCTGGGCGCGTTCGGTGGGACCGACAAGCAGGAACGCGACCGCTACGAGATGAACGACTGGTACACGAAGCTGATGGACGCCGAAGGTGCGCCCTTCATGGCAACGCACCAGGTCCACCACGCGCTGCCGAGATACGGAGGCGGTGGGGCAGGCACCCTGGTCGAACGGAAGACCCCAAGCGTCCCCATCCGCGACGTGTCGACCTGGCTGGCTCGCCAGCCGGTCGTGTCGGCGACCGCCGAAGCCTTCTACCAGAACACCCAGGACCTGTTGACCCAGGGAGGGTTCGACACCATCCAGCTGTATCGCGGGATGCGCATGACCCCCAAGCAGGCCAGAGCCGCGAACGTGAACGGCCCCGTCACCGGCAAGGGGTCCATCCGTAAGGTGCGGCTGAACCCGCTGTCGTCGTTCTCGACGGTCATCCACGAAGCCAAGCCGTTCGCCGGGGACCACTTCCTGTCCGCCGACGTGCCGCGGGAACGCATCTTCTCGACGACGCTGTCGGGTCCGGGGTGTCTGGGCGAACGGGAAGTCATCGTCATCGCCGGGCAGACCCCCGACCGGATGCACCTGTATCGGGAGAAGGACATCGACTACTACGCCGATGACCCCGAAGTGGTGAACGCGCCCGAAACCATCAAGTCGGGGCCGCTCGAAGGCGAAGACCCCGGCTACATCGGCAAGGCGTACCTGAAGGTCATGGGCATCAAGAAGAAGGGTGCGACCGACCCCCAGTTCGAGAAGGAAGCCATCCTGGCCGGGAAGAAGCTGGGCACCAAGACCGCGGCAGGCCACGAACTCAACGCCCACGAAGCCGAAGCGTTGCGCAATCTGGGCATCTACTACGAATCGAAAGCCGCAAAGGAGTCCGCCGACGCCGCGTTCAAGGCGAAGTGGGAAGCGGCCAACCCCGGTGTCATGGGTTTCGACCCCAACCTCAACACGATGCCGTCCACCGCCGACATCGCCCTGGTCTTGTCGACGCCGAACCCGGAACTGGGCAACCTGTTGTGGGCCTCGCTGAACGCCGCGAACCACACGCACGCCGCGATGGGAACCGCACACAAGGTCCAGATGGCGAAGGAGTTCAAGCACTGGATTCAGAACACGAACCAGTTGAACCCCACCGAGTCCCACGCCCTGAAGCTGCTGAAGGAACAGGGCGGTCCCATCCATCCCCTGGACACCGGCCAGACCACGCTGTCCGAGGCACCGCCGAACATCTTCTACAACGGCACGACCACCCAGTACCCGTCGTTCTCCGACCTGACCGCCTACAACGCGAACTACATCGGGAACCTGCTGTTCGGTGCCGAGAAGGAACAGGGCCTGGCCCCGGCGGGCGCGGACCTGAGCCACAAGGCCGCGACCTCCAAGGGCGTCGCGTTCGCCAAGAAGGTGAAGGCCCACCAGCCGCTGAACATGGCCGACTACAAGACGCTGATGCTGCTCACCAACAACCCGGTCGCGCCACCACCAGGTATCTCCGGACCGAAGATGAACAACATCCACTTGCAGCTGCTGAGCATCAAGGCGAAGGTCGACGCGGAAGAAATCCCGGACGCGGTCGACGGGATGAACCTGGCCGCCGCGTTGAAGTCGGCGGGCCTCGACTACGGGGAGGAAGACACCTGGAACATCATGAACGCCATCATCAACGGGGCCGACGTGGCTGGTGTGCTCAACGACATCCTGGCGGGCGTCGCGCCCGGCAGCGGCCAGAGCACCGCCACGCCTCCTTCGGTGCCGATGGACCTCACCATCGCGCTGAACGCGGTGGCCGATGCGAAGACCCACGGACTGACGATGGCGCAGCTGAACCTCGCGCAGGCACTGGACGACAACGGCATCACGATGTCGGCCGCCGAACAGGACCAACTCGCAAAGGCGTTGCAGACCGGCAAGTCGACGGTCGCCGATGCCGTCGCGGAACTGTCGGGCATCATGCCCGCCGAGCAGTCCCTGGGAACCTTCCCCGACCCCGGTTACTTCGGCAACATCACGCCGTCGTTCAACGAGAAGGAGGCGTGGCTCCACACGGTCGACACGCTGGGGTTCACCCGCCTGGGGGAGATTCTGGCTGACGAGATGTACGTCTACGACGAATGGGATGGCACGGTCCTGAACGGTTCGCCGGTCCTTGTCGAGGGGATGGCGGACAATCTGGGCATCAAGCTGTCGACCAAGATGAACACCGACCAGCTGTTGACCCCCGCCGAAGCGAGCGCGGTGTCGCTGGCGACGAAGGAAGCGTCGCAGACGACGACCGTGGGGACCCAGAAGGTGAAGTTCGTCTCCAAGAAGAAGAAGACGGTGAAGGTCTGATGGAAGACTCCTACGACGACCCCGATGTCGTCTGGGCCGACGAAGACGTGACGAACGCCGACTGGCTGCGGGCCAACACATGGGACCTCCCGACCGATGTCGAAGGGTTCCTGGATGTCATCGGTGGGCGCAAACGTTTGCCCCACTTCATGCAACTCCCCGCCGCCCAGGCCATGCCCGACGATTTACGGCGCGACCTGGGGGTATGATGCGCACCGTCGGAAGGAGGCCGTGATGGAGAAGACCGACGTGGTTGTGAACGAAGAAGACGGAACCCAGACCGAAGCGGACCCCGAGGACTACCCGCACACCTTCGGACTGCCGGAAGACCCGCCCACCCCCGGCGCGAAGACATCGAACGACCCCGCGGTGGTCAGCGACGACGAGGTCGCGAAGGCCACGGGGCAGAACCCGGTGACGGGCGAAGACGACCCGTCCGCGTTGTCCCGCGACGACGACGTGACCACCGAGCCTGAGCATTGGGCCGAAGGCCACTACTACGTGGACCAGACCGGGATGACCGAACGCACCGAGCGCGTCCCCGAAGACAACCTGGTGAACGAACGGCAGGACGACGGCAGCCCCGTGCCGGAAGAAGGCGAGACGGACGACAGCCGTCCCGAAGCCCCGCCGCCCGACGTGCCGCCCGCCGAACCGCCACCCGAGGAACCGCCACCGGTCGAAGACACGCCCGCTGAGTGATACTGCGCTGGGCCTGATGCGCGTGCTACCGTGCGCGCATGGCTGAATCGACCACGAAGAAGACCTCGGCCAAGAAGCCTGCGGCACGCAAGCGGACCGCTACCAAGGCGAAGACCGATGCGCCGAAGGCCAAGACCGAGACGAGAGCGGTGAAGCTCTGGCGCGGTCGCACCAAGGCCGAGCGTCGCCACCAGATGTCGCACTTCCCGTAGGACCATGCCGGTCCCGGTGAAGCGGACGTACGTGCCTCACGTGCGGGTGCAACAGCACGGGGGGTGGCTGTGGTCTGGGCGACCGGGTGGTCCGGGCCATGAGACAGCCGTCGCGAACGTCACGCACGGTGCGGTCCAGGTCGAGCAGCCCGCCCAGGAGCCGCTGTTCCGTGACGGCCTGTCCCCGACCACGCCCATCCAGACCGACGACGTGGAACACGCGGCGAAGCTGTTGAGCACGTGCCGCGATGCCAACCGCGACGGTAGCTGCAAGCCCGGCAAGATGGGCTACTACGTCGAGCTATCGTCCGTCCGCCAGGTCAGCACCCTGCTGGACAAGCTGGCCGAGTTCGCCCGCGATGCCCACGACAAGGGCGAATCCGCGCCCAGCTACGACCTCTGCAAGGTGTCGGTGCCCAAGACCAACCTGTTCTGCGTCGAATCCAAGGGCATCCCCCGCGTGGAGATGCCCCAGCTTGCGGGTGTCCCCATCCCCGGTTCCCCCGCCGACTTCATGGCGAAGAACGACAAGGGCGAGGTCGACCTGGGCGATGCGTTCAAGGCACACCTTCAGAACCTGGGCTACACCGTCGAGACGGACACCGTGGATGCGTCGGTCCTGAAGGCGTCCCAGGCCGAGTTGGACGGTGCGAAGACCGCGAAGTTCATGGACCTTATCCTGGGCGATGTCATCGACCCCGAGTCCGACCAGTGGCGGGTGTGGACGACCGGCGACGACTACATCATCGACGGGCATCACCGCTGGTCAGGTACCGTGGGAGCGGAGTTCAAGGGCCAGGAAGCGGTGCCCATCGCGGTCACGCGGGTTCCGGGGCTGGGCATCACTGAGGCACTACGGTTGGCGCAGCGGTTCACGACCGATATGGGCATACCGCCTCGGGCGTTCGCGAAGTAGGGGGGCAGATGGCGAAGGTCTTCGACTTCCAGCGGAACCCCGGCATGGTCTTCGACAGCCTGAACACGGTCCGCCAGCGTGTGGAGGCGGACGAACAGCGTCGCCAGCGGCTCATCCAGCGGGCATGGCTCTACTACGACGGGTTCATGCAGCCCCAGCTGCGCGTCAAAGCGAACGACTACGACGACAACGTCCGGCTGGAATATCCGCGGCTCGTCACCGACACCGGCCTGTCGTTCCTGTTCGGCGAGAACGTCAGCTTCGAGGTTCAACAGGACAGCGAAGGTGGCGACGGGGACGCGAAGGCGCAGCAGGACATCGTGGACGCCAGCTGGGGCGATGACGAGACGCGCATGAACCTGCTGACGCGCCTGGGATTGAACGGTCACGTCACCGGTCACGCCTACATGAAGCTGCAACCCGAGGTCGACCGCACCAGGTTGGTCGTGCTGGACAGCGCGAACGTGGACGTGGACTGGGACTCGCAGGACTTCACCAGGGTCAAGCGGTACACCGTGGAATGGATTGGTTTCGACGAGATACTGGTCAAAGAGGTTGCGTACCAACAGATAATCGACGCCATCTACGAAGGGAACGACCCGAACCCGGTGGCGTGGCACATCACCGACCTACGGTCGGTCGGCGGCAGCGGGTACAGCATGACCAACGAAGAGGATTGGCCGTACGACTTCGCCCCCATCGTCGACTGCCAGAACCTTCCGGCAGCCAACGAGTATTACGGCACCCCGGAGATGACCGACACGTCCCTGGACCTGTGCGACCGCATCAACGGTGCGGCCTCGAACATCCAGAAGATTCTGCGCTACCACGCCAGCCCGAAGGTGTTCGTCTACGGCTACTCGGGACAGGCCATCGACCTGTCGGTCGACACCGCCATCAACTTCCCGTCATCCGACACGCAGGTGGGCATCCTCGCGATGCCGACCGACCTGGGCGCGGCGTTCAACATGCTGGACCGCCTGACCGATACGCTGCTGCTGCTCACCCGCACGCCACGTGCGGCCCTGGGCGACCCGATGGCGGCTGCCGCGGCCGCCTCGGGTCTTGCCCTGAAGCTGTCGTTCATGCCGCTCATCGACAAGACCTCGACCAAGCGGAACCTGTACGGGACGCTGCTGGAAGAAGTGAACCGGCGCGTCCTTGTCCTCGGGGGTATCGACACCCCGCGCACGGTCCAGACCGTGTGGCCGAACATCACGCCGGATGACCCGATGGCTTCTGCGCAGACCGCCCTGCTCCAACAGCAGGTCGGCGTGTCGCGGGCCACGACCATCGCGCAGCTTGGCTTCGACCCCGAGATGGAGAAGTCGCTGTCTGCCGACGAAGCGCAGGTGCAGATGGACCAGATGAACCAGGCACTCACATCGGGGTCGCTGCTTACCCAGGACACCCGGTCGGTGATGAATAATCAGTCGGCCATGAACAAGCGTTCGAACGAGATGACCGGCGGACCCGGACCCGGCGGATGATAGGTGACCGTCCAGTGGCAACACGTACGGACCATCTTCACCATCGTGGCCGGAGCCGTCGTCCTGTTCGCGGGGGTCCGCCAGGACAACGCCGCGATGATGACCGTCGGGGCTGGACTCGTCGGCTTCAGCCCGGCGTCGAAGGGACCCTAGGTGAAGGTCATCATGTCCGAGGGACGACCCATCAGTCGGTGGTTCCTGGCGGCGTGGGTCGGGTTGGTCATCGTGGTCGCGGCGGGGTTCTGGATACAGGCCCGCACCATCGACCAGCTGCGCGAGACGCAGCGCATCCAGCACGTCCTCATCTGCCATGAGTACCCACCCGATGTCCTTGCCCAGAACGGCGTTCTCTGTCCCTAGCAGGAGGTAGCCCATGTTGGCACAAGCCGATACGTTCGGACCAGCAGCAGCAGCGGTCGCGGCACTCATCGCGGTCGCCTGGCCGCTTTCGGTGGCCGTCACGAAGGTCGTGGACTTCGTCCGCAACCTGTTCGGAGACAAGCAGGCGATGATGCCGTCCTGGTTGTGGAACGTCGTCGCGTTCGCGGTCGGCATCGGCGCGGCTCTGGGCTGGGGCATCAACCTGTTGGCCCCGGTCGTCGCGCAGGTCCCCGCCCTGGCGGACAAAGCCGGGACGAACGATGTGCTCGGTCAGGTCCTGACCGGCATCGTGCTGGGCGCGATGGCGGGCTTCTGGCACGACAAGATGGCGCAGTGGGCAGCGGCTCACGGCAACGTCGGACCGAACCCGTAGCGATGGGGTTCGTCTGGGCTGTCGTGGTGGTCGCGCTCATCATCCTGGTCATCCTTGCGGTGACCCGACGGATGTAGGGAGGCAACATGGCTGTGGTGAAGCTGGGCGGCACGATGCGTCGGCGGTCCGGTCCGGGCCTTCGCAAGCCGGTCTCGAAGACGCCGAAGTTCCGGTTACGGCAGCGGTTGCGCAAGCAGGGCTACACGAAGAAGCAGGCGTTCCGCGTCACCAGCAGCCTCGCCAAGGGCGGCGGGTCCCGTCGGCGCACCATGACCCGGCTGAACCGGCAGGGCTTCGGTCGTAAGGCGATGACGAGTGCGCGGCGCGTGAACCACCCGCGGGTCGGCCGGACCTACAACCACCACACCATCCGCGGTGGTCGGCGCGTTCCCCTGGGCGGCGGGAGGCGGCGGTAGGGATGGCGAAGCTGTCGACACGTGGACGGCGCAAGCTGAAGAAGTCCTCGTTCGGACTGCCGGGGCGACGTGCGTATCCGATGCACGACCGGGCGCACGCGGCCAACGCGAAGGCTCGCGCCAAGCAACAGCTGAACAAGGGCCGGTTGTCCCGGTCGTCCTACAACCGCATCGTCGCGAAGGCCAATCGGAAGCTCGGCAAGGGGTCGGGGCGGAAACGCACCACCACCCGGCGACGCACCACGACCCGGCGACGGCGTCGATGAGGCGGTACGTGCGGGACCGTAGGGGCCGGTTCGCCCGGACCGGCTTCCACGGTCGTTCCCGCAGGCTGCCTCGCAAGACCGGTTACAAGGCTCCGTGGTCCGAAGACCTCATCGGGCGGCGAACCCGTGCGCTGGGGCGCACCCCCGTCATCCAGCGACGCCACGGCAAGGTCACGCCACGGGCCAGGGTGAAACGCACCAGCACCGTCGGCTGGGAGCGTTGATGCCCTTCCGGTCCGCACGCCAGCGGCGGTATCTGTGGAAGCACCACCCCGAGATAGCACGGCGGTGGACGAAGACGTACGGTTCCAAGGTCCGGTCGGGCAAACGTCGAAGGAGGCGGCGACGGTGAGGGCTACGCACACGAATCGGCGGGACAGCCCTGGCTTCAAGTCCAAGGCTCAGTGGCGATACTGTTTCGCGACACAAGGCCGCCACCCGACGTGGGACTGCCACAAGGAGGCCCACGAAACCAAGGGTGGCAAGGTCATCCGGTATCAACGACTTCCACGTCGCAAGGGAGTCAGAAGGAGGTAAGGATGGGTGCGAAGACGGTATCCACGTACAGCCTCGGGTTGGTGACCAGCGCGGGCGGCGTCGCCAGCGATGTCATCAACTACGGGTTCAACGCCTCGTATCGGCGGCTGGTCCGCGTCATCGTGGACTACGACCCGACTGGTGGCGCGTCCTCGGTGACGACCATCACCGATGGCGACGGGAAGGTCGTGTTCACGTCGGTCGCCGGGAACACGGACATCGACGCCTACATCTCCGACGTGGTGGTCACCAAGGCCCAGGCCGCCGTGACCAACGGCCAGGTCGCACCGCTCGTCCGCGGTCCGTTGACCGTGGCGGTGTCGGCAGGCGGCGCGACCAAGCCGGTCGGGGTCAAGCTGTTCTTGGAGTAACCAGCAGGGAAGGGGCGAAGACGCATGGCGGATGTCGTGGTGACCGAGGTCGGCGTGAACACGTTGCACACCGACCCCATCAACCCCCGGCGTATCAACGAACGGGAGATGGAACGGCTGCGCCGAAGCATCCGCGAAGACCCGGACTTCATGCGTCTTCGTCCCATCCTTGCCCGACCCGATGGGTCCATCTACGCGGGGAACATGCGCTACGAGGCTGCCAAGGCCGAAGGCTGGCTAACGGTTCCGGCCATCATCACCAACGACCCCGAGGCCATCGTGCGCAAGCGGGCCGTGAAGGACAACACCCAGTTCGGTGAATGGGTCGACGAAGAGTTGGCCGAATACCTGCACGACCTGTCCCAGATGGACCCCGACATAGATGTCGGTGCGCTGGGGCTGCCCGACAACCTGCTGGCCGAGCTTGGCACGGTCGATGTCGACCTGGGGCAGTTCCTGGACGCCCACCCCGGTGAAGACCCTCCGTCGGCGGGCGGGATGGCGAACCCGGCGGGCCACATGGACCACGACATGATGGAGACGATGCCGACCGACGACCGCACGGAAACGATGCTGAACGCGGCGGCGGACATGGTCTATGACTGGACCAAAGGTGAGGCAGACCCGCGCTACAACATCCCCGTCTACCGGACCGACCGGCTGTTGGCGAAGCTGCCCGAACCCCTCACGGTCTGGGCGGGTTCCGACGCCCATCAGGACGACCCCTTCTACCTCTACAACTACTCCCCGAACGGGACGTGGACCGATGTGCCGCTGGAACGCTGTCTGTTCACGTTCTTCACCGACGACCGCTTCCTCATCCGGTGGATTGCGAACCCGGCGTACTACGTGACCCGCATCCTGAAGGCGAACGTGCGCATGGCGTGCGAGGTCGACTTCAGCCCGTACCAGGCGATGCCGTTCATCATCCAGGCGTTCCAGGTCTACCGGTCGCGGTGGTTGGCGCGTTTCATGCAGGACGCCGGGATAGAGGTCGTGCCCCGGTTGCCGTACCCCGACCCCGGTGACACCCACTACAACGAACTCATCATGCTGGGGATGCCGAAGCACGTGCCCGTGATGGCCTACAACGCGCAGACCGGTGGGAACGACGACCCTGACACCCTCAGCGAAGTGGGCAAGGGGGTCACGTGGTACCTGAAGGAAGGACCGACGGTGGGACAGCTGCTGGTCTACGGGGAGAAGACCTGGCCGCAGCAGGGTGTTGAAGTTCCGGGTGACACCGAAGTGGTCGCGTTGCCGTCCTACCTCACGATGCGGTCCCGCTTGGGGCTGCCGTGGCGTGCGAACTAGCAGGTCAGGGGCGGTGTTTGACATCCTCGCAGGTCAGACCTATGGTCCGGCGTAAGGAGAAGGAGGACCAAGATGGCGACCAAGCGAGGACAGACCCAGCGGGCGAGTTCAGCGCAAGCAATCCGGGCAGCGGGTTACACCGCGACCCCCGGCCGCGTGGCCGCAACGGCACGCGAGCTTCGGCGCGTGGGCGGGGCCGAAACGGTGGCCCAGGTCGTGCGGCGTCTCGCACGGACGAACTTCGGCTAAGCTGCACCTGCTGTACCCCAAACTTTCCAGCCGACGGCCCTCTCTCGCAGGAGGGTCGTTCGGTGTCTAGGGTGTTCACGTGCAACCGGTGACCGCGTACTCGCGGGCCTTCGCGGACATCCAGGACGACCTGAAGACGTACATCCACGCCAGCGCACCCGGCAAGTACGACGCGGCGATGGCCGAGCGGTTCGCCCGCATCCAGGCGCAGCTGGCCGATGACCTGCGCGCCAGCCTGACCGACCTGGAACCCTTCGCCCGTGAGCGGGCCGTGATGCTGACCACGAAGGCGTTCCGCGACGCGCTGTCCACCGCTGGCCTTGTCGATGAGAAGACCAGCATGAAGCTGGCGAAGGACGCGGTCAGCAAGGTCGGCCTCCACGTGCAGGCGCAGGTCCACGACCAGCAGTTCGCGGACGAACGCAAGGCCGCGACCGACGACATCACCCAGCGCGAGGACGTGACCCAGTGGGCCTGGAAGGCGACCCTGGACGTGCACACGTGCCTGTTCTGTGTCTCGATGCACGGACGGGCGTTCCCGATGGGTGTCCCGATGAAATCCCACCCCAACTGCCGCTGCATCCCGGTCCCCGAGGGCACCCGCCTGGCGGACGGGCAGACGTTCCTCGCCAACCTGTCGCGAGCCAACCGCGAACGGGTCATGGGCAAGGCCCGTGCCCGCATGTGGGAAGAAGGCGACGCGGACCTGTCCGAACTCGTCGATGAAGGCAAGCACGGGGTCGTGCCGCTGCGGAACTTCCGCAACCGCTTCGCGCTCCCGGCGATGCGCCGCATGTCCGACAATCAGCTGTTCAACCGGCAGGCCCCCATCGGTCGGCTGGTCGAATCAGGAGCCAAGAAGCGGGTGTCCATCTACGACCTGGTCATCGCCGAGGACGAGTTCTTCGACCGCACCCAGGGGTTTGACCCCTACCCGACGAAGTGGGTCCGCACCACGTCGCAGACCGCCATCCCGAAGGGCTGGGAGGTCGACACGTCCCATATGACCTTCGCTGATACCGCCGAGAAGCAGCGGGTCGCCCGCGTCGTCCGCAGGGACGTGCCCTGGGTGTACCGCTTCCTCGCCCGAAGCGGGCTGAAGTCCAACTGGAACGGCCTGTTCGAAGTCGGCGAACCGTGGCCCGAGTTCGGTGACCCACCGCCCGCTGGTGTGAAGCACTGGGCGTCCGGTATCTGGTTCAACACGCAGGTGTTCGCCAAGGAGAAGACGCATCTGGACGACCCGGACTGGCAGGCGATGATGCGTGTCCGCCAGTTGCACACGGTCGTCCATGAGTTGTTGCACAGCTTCAGCGACCATCAGACGACCGACCCCGACGACTACCAGCTGTATTCCTGGTTGGAGGAAGGTCCCGCCGACCTGTTGGCGCGTCGGTGGACCGTGATGCTGCAATCGGCGTCGAAGTCCTACAACTACAACGAGGCGTTCGCCCGCGATGTCGTCAACCACGACACGACGAAGGGCTACAACCTGTCGGTGCAGGCGTTGGACGCCATCGCGGAAGGCATCGAGTACCCCTGGAACGGCGATGCGCAGTCCCAGCTAGGGTCCCCCGGTGCGCAGCTGGCGTACGACCTGATGAACATGCCGCTCGGCAAGCGGTCGACGTGGCTGAAGCACAAGGTCGAGTTGTACCGGCGTAAGCACCACGGTCGCTTCGTCGACCACACGAAGAAGTCCATCGACGGCCATCTGGACTTCCTGACGAGGGAGCGGTACCTGTGAACGACCCCGAAGACGACTTCGAGCGTGCGATGGCGCACAAGGACTGGCCCGCGGTCGACGCCGCGCTGAAGCGGATGGACCCCGCCGACGCTCGTTGGTACCAGGAACAGGTCTTCCACGCGAAGTCGTATCAGAAGTGGGCCAAGTGGAAACAGTCTCTGCCCGATGGAACACCGGGACGAAGGTAGGTATCATCCGCCCTGGTAGAAGGAGGGCGAGATGCCAGAGGATACATCGGGGCAGGACCCCACCCCCGACGCGCAGGACACGTCGGCGGAACAGCAGCACTCGACGAATACCACCACGGCAACCAGCGCAAACGTGCAGGACACGGCTGCGCTGCCGAACAATGCAGGTGGTGCCGCCGAGAACGAGTTACGTCGGGCACGGGATGACGCCGCGAAGTTCCGCACTGCGCTGAAGGACGCGCAGAAGCAGCTGAAGGACGCGCAGGACGCGCTTCAGGTAAAGGACGACGAGGGCAAGTCCGAGATGCAGAAAGCGATGGACAAGGTGGCCGAACAGCAGGCCCGGTTGCAGGTAGCCGAAGGGAACGCGAAGACCCTTCGCTTGCAGAACGAGGTCATGTTGAAGGCGCAGAAGCTGGACATCGTTGACCCCGACGCCGCGTTCCGGTTGTTGGACAAGGACTCGGTCGATTACGACGGCGACAGGCCCATGAACATCGGGGACCTGTTGGAAGACCTCATCGTGGACCGCCCCTACCTGAAGGCGCAGCCCAACACGCGCAAGCAGGCAGCGGCACCCTCGAACTCGTCGACGACCCAGCCTGCTTCCAAGCCGGGGCAGCTGACGATGGATGACATCGAAGGGATGACATCCGACGAAATCAACGAGCGATGGGCTGAGGTCCAGCCGGTGCTAGAAGCACAGGGGACCGGTACTAGGGGCACGAAGCACATCCGCCGTTAGGAGGGTCCATGTCCATCACCAAGGCCCAACCCGAAGTCTGGGCGGCCCGAATCAAGGCGAACCTGCTCAACGCGCACGTCTACGGCGCGCCGGGCATCGTGAACCGTGATTACGAGGGCGACATCCGGGACTTCGGCGATACGGTCCACATCATCGGTGTGTCTCCGGTGACCATCAAGACGTACACCAAGGACACACCCATCGCGGCACCAGACGCATTGACCGACAACGAGACGGTCCTGACCATCGACCAGGCGTTCTACTTCAACTTCGCCATCGACGACATCGACGCGGTGCAGTCGTTCCCGAAGCTGATGGACGAGTCGTCCCGGACGGCGGCGTGGGGCCTTCGCGACAAGTCGGACAAATACATCGCGACCGCGATGACGACCGACGCTCTGGCCGGGAACAAGTTCGGTGCGTTGACCGTCGACATCTCCAACGATGAGGGCTACGAGCGCATCGTGGACATGGGGACGAAGCTGTCCCAGAACAACTGCCCGCTCGAAGGTCGGTGGATTGTCCTACCGCCCGACTTCTACGCGACCATCCTGAAGGACGACCGTTTCCTCCACGCCACGCCCACGGGTGACAACATCCTGGCGAACGGCCTGGTGGGTCGTATCGCAGGGTTCGACGTGTACCAGACCAACAACTCGCCCTCCAACAACACGGTTATCGCCGGGCACCCGATGGCGTATTCGTTCGCAGAGCAGATTCTGCGGACGGAGGCGTACCGGCCCGACACCCTGTTCGCGGACGCGCTGCGTGGTCTGTACGTCTTCGGTGCGAAGACGGTGTACCCGCAGTTGCTCTCGACGTTCACCTACACGCTGGTTCCGTAACAGGAAGGGAGGACGGGTGGCACTGGTCTTCGGGCCACCCGTCCTTGCTGACGATGACCCTGTCGTTCGGCAGGTGCTCCGCACGTGCGGGGTCACGCTGAACGGCGGGGCTGTCGTCGGTGGGGGCGGGCTGTCCCTCGCCGACATCAAGGTCTTCCTGACGGACCGCCGGGAAGAAGTGGACGACGGCGTCCTGGACGCCACGGAAGAAGGTGAGGTCTTCACCGATGTCCGGTGGTGGGGTGCCGACGCGGTGCTGCACGACGGCGTCAGTCCCTACGCCCTGTCGGTCGCCCTGCCCGCCGAGGGGTACTGGCGTTTGGCGGACCCGCCGAACATCGACACCATCGTCTACATCCACGGCTACACCTACGACACGAACCTCGCGGCATCCGACGTGCTGGAAGCGTGGGCCGACCACCTGAAGTTGGAGTTCGACTTCAGCGACGGCTCGGGCAGCTATCAGCGCAGCCAGAAGATTGCGAACCTGTTGGAGATGGCCGACCGCTTCCGGCGACGGGGCCGCGTCACGAACACCGAACTGACGCGGCGGGATATGTACCCGCAGACCCACAACTGGCTCCCGGTGAACGAACAGTGGGGTCCCTAGGTGACCTACCTGTCGGATACCGACCAGGCGGGTATCGAAGCCACGGTCTTCGACTTCCTCGGTCAGACCTGCACGGTTGAACGTCCGCAGTACGTCGACGACGGGATGGGCCAGCGCGAGCGTTCTTGGGTCGCTGTCGCGACTGGCGTCCCGATGAAGATGGTGCAGCGGGCTATCGGCCTTCAGCTGGAAGACACATGGCTGAGGCCGACGATGGTCACGACGGTGACCGTTCCGAAGACCACCGACATCCGGCTCGGTGACCACCTGCGACTGCCCGATGATTCGGTCTGGCTGGTGCAGTCGACGCCCATCCCACGTGAGCTAACGCTGGTCCTGGACGTGAAGTTGGTGTCTGTCGTCGGTGCGGACGACCCCGTTGGGTTGGCGGCATCCGCCGCAGTGGGGGAGCAGGTGACGTTCCAACCCAGCGGGACCATCGCAGCCACGAACGTGCAGGACGCCATCGAAGAACTGGACGCCGCCTCGACGAAGTTTGAACGCGGCACCGTGGTCACCGACCCGGACGGTATCGGTGCCCTCGACGTGGTGGTGTGGCGTGCGCCGTACGCCTGCATGGTGGAAGCCACCCGAGGGTTCCGTATCGGTGGGACCGGTTGCATCGTCCGGGCACGCAAGGGCATCCAGGCCCTGAACGTGTCGGACCTGTCGCTCGTCAACGCGAACCAGTGGTACATCGGCCAGGACATCCAGAACGGGTCCTTCGCAGCAGGAGATGCCCTGGTCCTAGAAGTCGTGCAGGTGTCCGGTACAGTCACCGAAGTCACCATCCAGGTCGACTTCCGAAGGGAGTAACGGCATGACCATGTCAGACAACGGGGAGCTTCAGGTCCTCGATGCCATCTTCAACGCTGACACCGTGGGCTTCCCGGCGGGGAACCCCTACGTGCAGTTGCATACCGGTGACCCCGGCGAGGCCGGGACCACGAACGTCGCGTCCATCGCCCGCGTCCAGGCGGACTTCGGTGTGGCATCGGCCGGGACGCTCTCGAACAGCGCGAACATCGACTTCACGTCGATGCCCGCCATCGCCGCACCCGGCGTCGTTGGGTGGAGCATCTGGGACGCCGCGGGTTCAGGTGTACCGCCAACGGGTGCGAACTGCTTCTGGACCGGCTGGTTCTCGACGGTTGGTCGCGTGTTCGTGAACGTGCTGTCTGCTTCGACCGACCTCTTCTCGTCCGCGGCGCACGGCTTCGTGGCAGATGACCGTGTCGTGTTCGAGACGATTGAAGGGGAGACACTGCCAGCGGGTGTCACCGCGGGGACGTTGTATTGGGTCATCTCGACCAGCCTCGCGACCGACACGTTCCTGGTCAGCACGACCCAGGGCGGCGGTGCGCTCGCCATCACCGGTAACGGTGGGGGCATGGTGCGCAAGGTCGTCGGCAAGACCACGAACTCGGGAGACACGTTCCGCATCGCAGCTGCCGCGCTGTCCATCTTCATCGACTGAGGTCCGCACTACGCGGGATGGGGTGACCGATGGCCGTCGTTGGCGTTGCGCTGACATCGGGCCACCCCGCAGCAGCGGCGTCGATGACGACGGCGTCCATCACGCCCTCGTCCGGCGTGGTGTTCGTCGCTGTTGCGTACGCATCGACCACACCCCCCGATGTTTCGTCCATCTCTGGTCTCGGTGGGACGTGGCAGCAGTGCGGCGCGTCCATCAACTCTGCGAACGGCACGAACAAGCTGTGCCTGTGGTACGGATACAACTGCTCGGGTAGCGGCACGCTGGTCATCACCGCGACCGCAACCCCGGTGACCGGGAACGCCTACGAGGTCTTCGAGTTCACCGGTATCCAGACCGGGGTCGGGGCCATCCGTACCGCCAACTACAAGTCGGCGGCAGGTGCTGCGACAGGTACGAGCCTTTCCGTTACGCCCAGTGCGCTGAACAGCGCGAATAACGCCTTCGTGGCGGTGGTCACCCACCGCACCGCAGAGAACGTCACCCCAGCGCAGGGCACGGAAATCCACGATGACAACCTGTCGTCCCAGTACGGCCAAGAGGTCAGTTACCTCGTCAACTGGACGACCGGCGGTATGGGTGGGTCGTGGGCGACGACCAGCGGTGCCCAGGCCCGTGCCGTCGGTGTCGAGGTCGTTGCAGCCACCGTCACTACGGTCGTTGCTAACGCCGCGAGTGGGCGGGCTGGAGGTCATGGAACCGCCTCCACCGCCCCACCCGTTACCGGTACGGGGGTAGGTCGCGCTCGCGCTCGGTCGTCGGCGTCCCAGCCAACGTCGTTCCTGGCTATCACCGCCATCAACTGTTTCAAGGGTGCGGATGACAACGCCTCGGGAACGGCGACCGCCTTCACGACTGGGTCCTATGCCTTCCTGAACAACAAGCTCTACCTCCTAGCGATAGCCACCCGCGCTGCGGGCACTATCCCCGTCGCCAGCGTGACCGGCGGTGGCATGACGTGGGTCCAGGTCGACGAGTCGGCAGCCAACGTAGACGTATCTATCTGGCGCGGGTACGCGGCATCGGGTGCCTCGACCGGCGCATTGACCATCAACACCACCGGGTCGCCCACCGCGGTGAAGTGGGTGCTAGACGAACTCTCGAACACCGCCGCTGACGGGACCGGGGTCGCCGTCGTGCAGTCGGCCACGGGCGGGGTGGCGACCGGCACTGGCTCGATTGCGCTGGCTGCCTTCGCCGATGCGGTGAACAACGCGGTCTACGCCGCGTTCGCGCACGCCGCCGTTGAGTCTTCGACGGTCGATGCATCGGGCGGCTACACGATGCTGGGCGACGAATCGACGACGACCACGCCGAACGTGTCGTTGGCGACCGAGTTCCGTATCGGTGAAGACACCACGGTCACGATGACGTGGGTCACGACCACGAACCGCTGGGGCGGTGTCGTCCTCGAAATCAAGCTGTTGTCGGCGGTCGTCGTTGTCACCGCGGACCCCGTCAGCGGTCGGTCGAACGCCGTTTCGAAGGCCTCGGCACTGGTCGTTGCGGCAACCCCCGGTGCTGGTTGGTCACACGGTCGTGCCACGGGGTCGCCATCGGTCATCACGGCCGCCAACGCTGCATCCGGTCGCGGTCGTGGCCGCGCCGCCGCGACATCGCTGGTCGTCGAGGCAACCCCTGGTGCTGGCTGGTCGCACGGTCGGGCGCAGGCGACCCAGGCTGTCATCGCGGTCGCGAACACGGCGAGCGGTCGCGGACGTGGCACCGCGACGGCACTGGCCCAGCAGATTCCGGTCGTCGGCGGGAACGGTCGCTCACATGGGTACGGCACGGCATCCGGTGTACCCATCATCACGGTTGCCCCTGCATCCGGGCGGTCCAAAGGACGAGGGACCGCGGCTGCGTCGGCCATCCAGACCGCCCCGGCTTACGGGTGGTCACGTGGCCGCGGTTCCTCACCACAACCGACATCGTTCGTTCCGTCCGTCACGGTCACCGGCACCGGGAACGGGTGGAGCCACGGTCGCGCATCCGGTGTCGGCCAGCAGATACCGACCGGCATCGCGTCGGCTCGTTCCCACGGGTTCGCATCGGCCGTCGGGACGCCCATCGTCGGCTTCGCATCCGGTGCGGGCCGTGGGCGCGGTCGAGCGACATCCACCGGCACGGACATCGCGGTCGTATCCGGTACCGGTCGCGGCAAGGGCACGGCTACCTCCGCTGGCACCCGCATCGTGTCGGCGTCATCGGCTTCGGGGATGGCACGCGGACGAGGGGTTGCAAGTGCCATCGCCGTCGCCGCGTCCCCCGCTGTTGGGCAGTCACGGGGACGTGCGGCAGCATCTGCACTCTCACTCCCGCAGGCGTCTGCCGCGGGGTGGTCCCGTGGTCGTGGCACTGTCCCTCCCGGTTCGGTCACGGCCACGGGTACCGCCCAAGCCTGGTCACACGGACGCGCAGCCTCTTCCGTCGCTGCAACCACCACCACCGCTGCCACCGCGACGGGTCGCGCACGCGGTCGCGCCCTCGCGCAGTGGATTCCGCCCGGTGTCGTTGCCGCTGCACCATCGACCGGATATGCCCGTGGACGAGGGCCGGCAACCGCATCGGTCGTGCCGACCCAGACGGCGAACGCTGCATCCGGTCGGTCCCGCGCACGGGCCAGTGCAACGGCCATCTCGGTCACGACGAACGCCGGGTCCGGCTGGTCGCACGGTCGGCAGTCGTCGGTCGGCGTCCTGGTCCTGGCGGCGAGCGGTACCGGTCGGTCGAAGGGCCGGGCGACCGCGACCATCGCCATCTTCACCATCACCGCGTCGGCGCAGGGTCGGTCACGCGGTACCGCTCAGGCTGCCTGGGCGCAGCTTGGGGTCGTCACGGCCAGCGGCCGTGGCTATGCCCACACCCGTGCTGTCTCTGGTTCGGTCGCGGTCACGACCGTGCCGGGTGTGGGCCGCGCCCGTAGCCGGTCCCTATCCAACGCATCCGTCACAGCGTTGGCTCTTGGCTGCGGGCGTTCGCATGGTCGGGGGTCGGCCAGTGCTGCGGTGTTCGCCCCGCCGCCGGTCACTGGTACGGCCCTCGGTCATGCACGGACCTGGCATCGTGCTGGTTCCAGCATCCATGTGCCCGGCGGAACCGAGGGCCACGGATGGGTGCATAGCTGGGATAAATCCCGTATCGTCCAGGGCGTTCAGGACTCTGGGCGCAAGGTATTGGTGCTGGTCGGATGACGTTTCTCACGATGACGGTAACTACGAAGACCCCAAACGTAGATGCGGCCGTCGATGCGGTGGTCGATGCCGTGCTGGATGACGTGGTGACCGAAGCTCGCGAGTCTCTGTTGCGTCAGCCGAAGACCGGTCGCGTCTACCGGACGAAGCGCGGCACGCACCAAGCCTCGGCACCCGGCCAGCCACCGGCCAACTGGTACGGCGGGCTGTTCGCCTCCATCGCCAGCTACCGCACCCCCGACGGCGGACTGATTGTGGCGTCGTCCGAATACGCGGGGTTCCTCGAACACGGCACGTCGCACATCGCGCCGCGTCCGTTCATGGGTCCTGCCGCCCGGTACGCGATGGGCAAGCACATCAAGTACGAGACGATGTTCGCGATGCGGCTGGAAGCGGGCGGCTGATGGCCGACAACGAAGTCATCCTGGTCGAGCAGATGCTGTACGACATCCTGTCCGATAGCCCGTCGCACATCCCGGTGTTCAGTGGCTTCGCGCCCGAGGATGCCGAGCCACCCTTCTACCTGTTCGCGATGCAGGATGCGAACGACATCTGGGGACTGGGCGTCGTGGCGTCCCGCGTCCTCACCAAGTTCCGGTACGTGGTCCGGGCGTTCGAACGGGGCTGGTCGTTCGGCGCGGTCCGCAGCATGGCCGACTTCATCGACACAGAGGTCCACAACGCACAAGGCATCACGAACGATGGCCGCACCATCGCCATCCTTCGGCAGTACCCAGTGGCGAGCCGTGAAGGGGTACCGGACGGGGACCCGATGGTTGGACTGGGCGGCGTCTACGAAGTGACCATCGGCGGGTTGTCTCCCGATGACCTGGCCTTGTACGGGGCGAGCTACGACGAAGGGAGTGCTTAGCCATGCCAGAACGCGCAACCCAAGCGCAGATTCTGCAGATCGCCGACGAAGCGGTCGCGGGCACCGCCGAGACGACCGGGTTCAAGCAGCTGATGACGGTCGGGATGAACCTGACCCCGCAGCTGGAAACGCGCACCATCCGGCCCTCGGGCATCAAGTACCCGTCCATCGCCGTGCTGGGCAAGGACTGGTCGCAGTGGTCGGTCAGCAGCGACAACCCGTCGTACGAAGACCTCGAACCGATGTTTCTGTCGGTGATGGGCAACGTCACGAACACGGTCAAGAACCACAAGTTCAAGCTGAACACCGGCTCGGTCGACACCGTGAAGACCTTCACGGCCCAGAAAGGTGAAACCAGCACCCGCTGGGAACAGACGGTGATGACCCAGATGAACGAGTTGAACCTGTCGTTCACCAGGGACGCCATCGGGATGTCCGGTTCTGCCTTCGGTCGAGGGTTCACCACCAACACGGCCGCGTGGGGCACCGGGGCAGCGCAGACGGTGTCGCCGGTCTTGCCACAGGTGGTCTCGGTCTTCTACGACGCGACGTTCGCCGGTATCGGCGTGACCAAGCTGACCCGCGTCCTCAGTGCGAACTGGGGCGTGACCGGCCGGTTCAACCCGTTGTGGGTCGTGGACTCGGCGCAGACCAGCTACGTCGCCACCATCGAAGCGGTGCCGGAAGTGTCCGCCGATGTGACCATCGAGGCAGACACGAACGGGATGGCGTTCGTGGCACAGCTGCGTGCCGGAACGTTGGGGTTCCTGTCCATCAACGCGGCAGGAGGCACCATCAACGGTTCGGTCTGCAACCTGGTCGTCAACACGTCGACCACGGTGTCCGGTGTGTCCGAGCTAGGCGACCAGGACGGCGTGTACGCCTACACCGTCTCGTTCACCGGCATCCAGCAGAACATGACCGGCGCACTGCCGGGTGTCTGCGAAGTGTCGCTGGACAACACCAGCACGGGTGCTTGGTAAGAGAGGTCCAGAAAGGGGCGAACGATGGACCTGAAGGAACTGTTGGCGGGTCACGCCGCCGACGTGAAGGTGGAATGGGAAGACGAGGTCGTGAACGTCACCTACGACAAGCACGCCTATACACCTGAGCTTGAAGCCCAGGTGATGGACGATGCGAACGGTGGCGGTCGCGCCCTGGCCGACCTGTTGGAGAAGCTGCTGATGGACTGGGACGTGTTGGAGAATGGTCAGCCGTTCCCCCCGACACGGGCCAACATCGGCCGCTTGCCCATCGCGTTCCTGGTGGCGGTGATGAAGGCTATCGGAGAGTCAATGGCACAGGACCCTACGTTGTCAGGGACCTCCGAAGAAGCCTCCTAACAGGGGGTGACCTGGGTGCGGTACCGGACTGGTATCCGCTGCTTCGCGCAGCGAAGTACCTCGGCGTCCCGCCCTGGGAACTCGCCGCCCGGCCTTCCACCTGGATGCACTGGGCGTTGGCGGCAGAACTGGCTGAGAACCAAGCGCAGGCCGCAGCCCAGAAGCAGCAGGGGGTGATGGATGGCAGCTGAAGTCGCAGACCTCGTCATCAAGGTCCACCGCGAAGGTGTCACCGAAGCGACCGCCGAACTGAAGGGCCTCGGCCATGAGGCGGGCGACTCGGGCGACCAGGCGTTCACCGCGTCGGTCAGCTGGGACGCGCTTCAGAAGGTCATCGGGGCCGCGGGTGAGGCTGCTGCGAGGTCCGCCATCGACTACCTGACGCAGGGCAGGGCGATGAACTATGCCTCGGACCAGGCAGACCAGCTGTCCCGGTCGATGGCGAAGAACGCGCTGCTGCGCGGGGCCGGTGTGGGCGGCGGGCCACCCGGTACCGGTGTCGCGACGGACATCGGCTCGGCGTTCCGGTTCGCGTCCAACGCCGCACAGGGCCTGCTGACGGTCATCACCCTTATCTCGCCGACCGTGAACCTCATCATCGCGGCGGTCATCGGCCTGCTGTCCCCGTTGGTCGCCGCCACGGCTGCGGCGGTCGGCCTCGGTGCGGCCATCGGTGCGGTTGGCATCGGGATGGTCGCCGTGTCGCTGAAATGGCGGTCGCTGCTGTCCACGACGACCGATGGTGTGGACCACGTGCGCGGTGCGGTGCTCGCGGTCGAGGCCGAACTGTTCAAGGCGTCCCAGGGGGCCATCGCGGCGTTCGGCGGCGTGGGTGGAGGCGCGAACCCGTTCGACACGTTCGCCAAGGTGACCATCACGGCTATCAAGCTGGTGGAGCCGTACATCAACCAGGTCGCCGACTGGATTGGCAACTTCGTTCACGGGCTGACCCAGGTTCCCGGTCACATCTCCCCAATCGTCCAGTGGTTCAAGACCTGGATTGACGAATGGAAGGTCCTCGGTCAAGTCGTGAACGACGGCATCAAGTCGGGCGGCGGCTTCATCGCGTTCTTGCAGAAGTACGAGGCACCTGCGAAGGCGTTCGTGGAAGGCATCGCCCGTGTCATCAACGCCCTGGCCAAGGGGATGCAGATGGGCCTGGGTCTGAACATGCCGCAGCTGACCGAGTTCATCAACAACCTGTTCGAAGCGATAGCCAAGCTCGTCCCCGGATGGCTGCGGTTCTCGAACGCGCTGACACAGGTCGGTCTGAACGTCACCCGCCTGCTGAACACGATGGCTCCCATCGTCAGTCAGATGTTCACCGTCGGTGCCGCCATCTTGCAGCACCTGGTTGCCCCTCTGGTCGATGGTCTGCTGAAGGCCCTGGACGCGGTGATGAAGGTGCCCTTCCTGCGGTGGATTGTCGAGCTTGGCGGCGGTGTGGCGGTCGCAGCGTTCGGTATCTCGAAGCTGACGTTCGGGCTGCTGACCACCGCACAGGTGTTGCGCGGCAAGGCTATCGTTGCGATGGCGGGGTTCATCGCGGAGACCATCAAGTTGCGGGGGGCTGGGACCTGGGTCGAAGTGTTGGCGACGCAGTTCCCGAGGCTGACGGGCTTCATCCAGAAGGCGTGGACGGCGGCGCAGGGTCTGGGCACGCAGCTGTCCGGCGGCAAGCTCCAAGGAACATCTGCCGGGATTCTGGGGGTGAGCGCGGCTGCTGCCGTGCTGGTCGGCACGACCATCGTCCTTGACCAGGCGTTCCAGGCGTACAACGACACCCAGCAGCGGGTCAGTGCCGAGATGGCCAACATCATCCAGCTGATGGGCCAGGGTTCCATCAGCATCGAGCAGGCGACGACCCAGATGACCGCCCTTCAGGTCGCGTCCATCGGCACGCAGTCCACCTTGTCGAAGCTGGGCTACGGCCTCACCCACCTGAAGGAAACCGGCGCGGGTGTCATCGGGATGGTCACGTCCGGTATCCCGTACATCGGTCAGTGGACCTCGCAGTGGGCGGGCAACATGGCCGTCGCCGACAAGGTGGCCGCAACGAACCAGGCGATGACCGATTCGTTCACGGAACAGAGCAAGAACCTGGTCGGGGTCATCCACGACACCGGGTCACTGACGGCCGCCCAGGTGGACTACCTGACGACCATGAAGAACTCGGCGCAGGGCCTCGGTGCCTACAACGACTTCCTGGCGCAGACCAAGCAGATGTACGACACCCACGTCATCTCGCTGGGTGAATACACGACGGTGCTGACGCAGCTAGGCATCACCTGGACGCAGACCGGGGAGCAGGGCAACCTGGCCCTGCTGAAGCTGCAAGGGGCGTCGAACAGCATCGCTCAGGGACTGAACGACCTGACGAAGGCCACTGCGGGTTCCACGAAGGGGTGGGAGAGCTTCGCGACGGCGACCGGTCAGTCGGCGACGGCCCTGAAGGAAGATGCGCTCGCAGCTATCAACGACGTGCAGGGCGGCATCCTGGGAACCGGCCAGAAGATTACGGAGTTCCTGAAGACGCAGTCGGATGCCATCGACACCTGGAAGACCAACCTGGCCGACTCGGTCAACTTCGTGAACCAGGCGTGGGGCACCTTGGCGCAGGACGCCCAGCTGACGAACGACAAGATTATCTCGACGCTGGACAAGGCCGTTCAGCAGACGAAGCAGCTGGCCAAGGACATGAAGGCGACCGCGCAGCGGGGCCTGTCCAAGGAAGCTCTGACCCAGATATTCACCCTGCCCGGTGACCAACAGGCGGCCCTGTTCTCGCAGCTGTCCCAGATGTCCCGCAAGCAGATTCAGCACGTCAACGCCGACGTGAAGAAGGGCGGCGACCTCGCTGCCGGATACGCCGACACCGCGGCCGGTGCCATCGACCTGACGATGCAGAAGGTGGCGACGGCACTTGAACTCCTGGTGTCGAACCAGCTGGGCATCCCGTTCCGGCAGTTGGCCGGGCGGGTGGACCGTCTGGTCGGAGATGTGAACACGAAGACCGGCAAGCTGAAGGACCGGCACATCAAGATTGACTTCCAGACTCAGGCGGCGGTGAAGGCCGGTGCCCAGGCGGTCGGGTCGGCCAAGTCGGTCGCGGCACAGTTCCTGCCGTCACAGGCGGCTCTGCACCAGGCTGGTCAACAGGCGGGGCAGGCGGCGATGACCGGCGTCAGTACGGGCATCCAGGCAGGTACGGCACAGGTCCAGACCCAGGCTCAGAACGCCGGGAACCAGGGCGTCAAGGCGTTGCAGCAAAGCACTTCTCCCGGCAAGATGCAGAAGGTCGGGGCGGACGCGGTCAAGGGCGTCGCGAACGGCATCGTGTCCACCACCCCGTCGCTCGTCGCGGGCATGGTTCAGGCCGGGACGAACATGGCGGCCGGGTTGCGCATCGGGTTGCTGCAAGGACTCGCTGAAACGAAGACCGCTGCCGTCGCCGCCGCGCTGGACATCGCCAACGCCGTGAAGGATGCGACCAAGCAGCACTCGCCGTCGCAGCTGTTCTACGACATCGGCAAGAACATGGGCGACGGGCTGCGGCTCGGCTTCGGGGACAGCATGGACGGCATGACGCGGGACGTGCGGACCCGGCAGAAGAAGTTGCAGTCCGGCTGGGGGTACTCGGGTGGTCGCCGTCGCCAGCGCATCGAAGGGCGACTGGACTTCGACTGGAAGCGGGGGGTCGCCAACCTCGCCGGGGCCGAAGCGTGGTCCCAGCGGAACGCGGTGTAGATGGCGAACACCTGGGTCCTCGAAGTGCGCGACCTGGCTGGAACGGTCATCGTGGCGAACGCCCTGGCGAAGTCCCCCGAGTGCAGCTTCGCGTTCGCGCTGAACAGCTACGGGACCCTGGACTTCAAGCTGCCGACCACCGATGCCGCGACGACGCAGGCCAACTACCTCCCCGGTGGACGCACGGTCCATCTGAAGCAGAACGGCACCATCGTGTGGGGCGGCTTCCTCCTTGCTGCCGACAGCGACCCCGACTGGACATCGTTCAGCTGCAAGTCCTGGGAGTTCGCCCTGTCGCAGGCGGTCATCAACACGAACCGGCGGTTCGGCGGGTCGTCGACCATCGACCAACTCGACATCGCGTGGACCCTGGTCACGAACCACGTCGTCCTGCCGACCGGCGTCGGGCAGTTCACCCGCGCGTCGGCCACTCTGTCCGGCTTCAACCGCCAGCGGACCTACTGCTGCGATGACGGCACGACCGTGTTCGACGCGGTGTCCGAGATGGCGAGTAGCCGCAACGGATTCGACTTCTGGGTCACGGCGGCGCGTGCCTGGACGACCACGACGACCACGGCCTTCCGAGGGACGAACCGGGCGGCGACCGTCATCCTGGACGATACGTCCAACTTCCTGACGCCCCAGTTCAGCTACGACACCGAGGACGTGTTCAACCGGCTGTGGTTCACGCCGCACAACGTCGGGACGTGTTCGGACATCTCCTACCGGGACATCAACGACACGCCGCAGACCTGGGTCCGGGAATCGTTCATCGACCTGTCCGACCAGCGGAGCGGCACCGACCGCATCGACATCGTGTACGAATCGCTGCGCAACGCCCAACCGAAGGTGCAGGTGACCGGGACCATCGACTCGGTGGCGAACAACTACGCCATCCAGTTCGGTTCCTTCGACCTGGGCGATACGGTTCAATGCAAGTTGAGCCGTGGCTACATGACCATGAACACCGCCATGAAGGTGATGGACTACACCGTGCATCTCGCTGAAGGCAGACAGGAATCCATCGACGTGACCCTGGACAACCTGACGACGGTATGAGTGGCGCAACCCAACGCATGGAGCACGCCGCCCTGAAGGCACTGGCCGCGAAGGCCCGCGCCAACGGAGGCGATGCGCCACAGGTGCGGCACATCACTGGCGGTCACCATAGCGGGCACCGTCGCCACAAGAAGGAAGACCCGTGTCTCGTCCTGCCGGTCGCGCCGGGGACACCGGTCATCGACTTCGTGGACCGGGGGCACCGGCACCACAACTGGCATCTCCGCGTCAACTGGACCGACGTGCTGACCGACGTGGACGGGTTCACGCTCGCCGTTCCGGTGCGCCGCTACTGCGTGCAGATAAAGCGCAAGCGCATCGGTGCCGGGTCGGACGACCCCGACATCGAGACGATGTACGTGTGGAACCGGGTCAACGACGGCGTCGGCGATTCGTCGATAACGAAGCTCTATCAGGCGCACAAGGGCTGGCAGTACGCGGCGCGGGTCCGTGCCGAGACGGGTTTGCTGACCAAGGCCGACCGCAGCGCGTGGTCAGGGTATTCGGCCTATCAGAACGTCACTGAAACCCTCTACCCTGCAAGGAACGTCACCGTCACCGCGCAGTCGCCCCGGCGCATCAAGGTGGCCTGGGACCCTCCGCAGAACGCCGCCGGACTTATCCGGGTCGGTCTGGACGGCTACAACGTCGAGTTCTACCAAGGCGCGACCCTGAAGGAAACCATCTTCACCCGCAGCGAGATGCACCGCTTCACGGTGGACGAAGCCGACAAGGGCAAGACGTTCAACGCCAAGGTCTACATGGTGGACGAGAACGCCGAAGTGTCGGCGGCAGCGTCGTCCGGCAACGTGAACGAATCCGGCAACTTCACCGCCATCGCCTCAGACGGGCACGCGCCGTCGTCGTCCCCCACGCTGTCGGGCAAGGTGGTGGGCGATGTCGGCTACATCGAACTCTGGTGGACCCCGTTGGCGAACCCTGACCCGGTGTCCGGCAACATCGACCCGGTCACCTATGACATCCACATCTCGACGGCATCCGGGTTCACGCCGACCACCCCCGGCACCTGGGTCGGCTCGACGCAGGGCGTGGCGGGCGTCGTCACCCGGTACAACGACGGCACCGCCCTGGTCCCCGGCACCGCCTACTACCTGAAGCTCGTCGCGCATGACCCGGACGGGTACGCGGCGGCGGGTGCCCAGGGAGGCGGCGTCTTCGTGAAGACCGCGGTGTCCGACGGTGCCGCACCGACCGGCACGACACCCACCCCGTTCCTCTCGGCGCAGGGTGACTTCATCCGGGCGACCTGGGCACTGATGTCGAACCCGGACCCGATGTCCTACGAGGTCCACGTCAGCACCACGACCGGGTTCACGCCGTCCAGCACCACGCTGTATTCGGTGGTCGATTCGTCCTCGACCACGTCGGGCTACGCGCAAGCCGTCATCACCCGGCTGCCGCCGATGACGACCGGCGGGACGGCTCTGGTTCCGGGGACGGTCTACTACGTGAAGGTCGTGGGTCGCGACTTCGACGGTACCGCCACCCCGAGCGCACAGCAGTCCATCGCCGCGCCAGGGCTGACTTCCGACGGGGCGGCTCCCCAGCAGTCACCCGCGGTCACCCGCATCGACGGCGGGGTCGGGTTCCTGGCCGCGTACTGGACACCGCTCACCTGGAACAGCGGGGTCCGGTCCGCAACGAACAATCCCGACCCCACGACGTATGAGGTCTGGGCCGGAACCACGAACCCACCGACCACGAAGGTCGGGGAAACGGACGGTGGGTCGTTCTTCGTGCGGACCATCGCCGGGGGCTCACTGAAGTACGGCACGACCTACTACGTCGGCATCAAGGCGCGGGACCCGGACGGCACGGCGGCGATGGGCACGGTCGTCTCTGGCGTGCTGAAGCCTGCCGACGCGGTGGACCTGAACGCGAACTCGGTCACGGCGTTGCAGATACTTGCTGGCACCATCACTGCCGACAAGCTGAGCAGCAACTTCGTGCTGGGCAAGAAGATGGTCGCCAGCAGCTTCGGCACGGACCCCCTGACCGGCTGGTCGGCGCACAACCGCGTCGAGATTGACGGGACCGCGGGCGTGTCCCTGGTGCTGGACGACGGGACGACGGAGGTTTATCCGGTGCGCCTGCCGCTGGACGGGACCCCGGCGCAGTTCTCGGGCGGGGTCAGTGCCAGTGACCTGACCGTGTCGGGCGCGATGGTCCTGAACGGTCAGGTGTCGTCGTCCCCGCCGGACATCAGCCAAATCTCACCGGGTGCCGCGCTGTCGCTGCAAGGAAGCATCCAGAACCCGAACGCTGCACCCTCGGCCACGGCAACGTGGGCACCGCAACGGCAGTCCAGCGATGCTGACACGAACTACCGCTACCGGGGCTGCGACTACTCCACGACGGGCGGTGCTGCGGGTACGTCGCAGGTCTACTACGTGTGCCGCCGCGACCTGGTCGCGGGTACGTGGCAACTCATCGAGTTCCTGGCGTCCACGATGGTCGTGAACCGCGTATCCACCTACTACTTCGGTCCCGACAACGAGGCCGAACTGCTGGACGTGTGTCACGTCGGGACGAAGGTCTACGTCCTGGTCCATCTGCTTCAGATTCCCGGCCAGAGCGAACACTGGGACGTGACCGTCTTCGACACGACCGCCTTCAACACCCAGGTCACGACCACCACGCTCGCGGGTGCCCGCGTGAACAACAAGCAGCCGGGCCTGCTGTACGACGGCACGAACGTCGGCATCCTCTCGACCAACACCACGGGCGGCGCGTCCCGGCTGAAGCTGGGCAAGCTCGACAACACGACGTTGGCGTTCGTGTCCGACACCCTGTTCGACACGGCGGTGACGGTCAGCGCACCGAACACCGAGTTGTACGGCGGCTCACGGGCGACGAACGCCGGGCAGTCGAACACCTACGTCCTCGGCATCAACGACAGCACGCAGTCGCCCAGTCGCTATCACAACTACACGTTCGATGGGACCGGCTTGGAAATCGTCAGCTCGCGGTGGGACAACCCGGACGCTGATGGCGCGTCCTACGTCACCTACGACACGACGAACGGTCGCTTCGTGTCGATGAAGGAGTCCGGCCTGGGCGCGATGTGGCGACATACCGACGCCTTCGCGTACGCGGCCAACACGAACAACGTGTGGTTCGGCTACACGTTCTACGACTCGAACGCCACCGGGTCGCAGCACGAAACAGTGGTGTCCACGAAGGTCGTCGGCATCCAGTGGACCCGGAGGGCCTACGTCAACGTCACCTGGCCGACGCCGCCCATCCTCGTCGGGACCGACGGTGTGGACAACACCCGGTGCTATGCGGTGCAGTCCGCCTCGTCCCCCGTGTCTCGGCTGCGGTCCGCCTGGCAGCTGCAAGCCACGGTCGCTAACCCCGGTACCGGTCTGACCCTGTCCGCGATGGCCGCGACCGCCGGGACCGACACGTTGGGAGCGTTCCCGTCGTCCAACCCCGGTCAGATAACCCATCAGGCGGGAGGCAGCGTCGCCCCGTTGCAGGGAACCGGCGACGGCTTCCTGCCGGTCGGCATGGTCGTGCCCTTCGCTGGGACCGTCGCTCCGGTCGGCTGGCTGATATGCGACGGTGCGGCAGTGAGCCGAACCGGGGCTACAGCGAACCTGTTCACGGTCTGCGGTATCGCGTTCGGTGCGGGCGATGGCTCCACCACTTTCAACATCCCAGACCTGAAGTCGCGTGTGCCGATGGGTGCCGGGACGTTCCGCGCCCGTGCGGCGAACGAGGGGATAGCCGAAGCATCACGTGACCCCGGTCACACACATGGCGTCGGTACCATCGCCATCGCCCAGTCGGGAGGGTCGTGGGCGAACGCGAACATCAGTGCGGGCGGCGCATTGAACGGCCAGGGCCACGCGCACGCGAACTCGGCGTTCTCAGGTGCTACCGGTGCCGGTGGCGGGACGGCCAACTTCCCATCCCTGGGCATGAACTACATAATCAAGACGTAGGAAGGAGCAGGACATGGCACGGTTGGAGATGGAGAAGCGCAAGGACGGCTGGCACTACCTGGACGTGGACGGGGTGCTGGGCAAGGACGGCGGGCCGTTCAAGACCCGCGAGGAAGCCGAAGCCAAGGGCTACGACCTGGTGCTGAAGGCCGAAGCGAAGGCGACGAAGGACGACCCGAACGCCGCCCTCGGGTTCGTGCCGCAGGAAGAACTGACGGGCGAAGCCGCACCTGCGGAAGCACCGGCCGGAAGCGAGTAAGCCATGCCGATGCGCTACCGCGTGGCGGCGATGCCGAAGAAGGACGGAGCCAAGCCGCACTGGACCGACCCCAAGGAACTGAAGGACGCCACGAACGCCGTGGTCACTCGCCAGCGCAAGCACGTCGGCAAGGGTTTCACGATGCGCGAAGTCGCGAAGAACGAGAAGTGGGGACCGGAACGCACGCTGGAAGAAGTCCACACCCGGCTGCCCGGTCAGCTGGACAACCTGCGCCTTGGCGAGACGTGGGCGGTACGGGCGTTCAGCGACGACTTCACCGTCTGGACCCGCAAGGTGTCGGTCGAGCCTCCCGTGGTGCAGACACCGGGGACCGACGCCATCGACGCCATCTACGGGTGGCTGAACGGCAACTTCAAGGGCCGGTGGGAGAACTGGGGCATCTGCGTGTGCAAGCGCATCAGCGGCTCGTCCACCTGGTCGCAGCACGCCTACTGCAACGCCATCGACATCGGTGGCTCGACGGGCAACCTGGACGCCATCGCCAAGGCCGCGACCGCAGCAGCCAAGAGCGGCAACATCCCCTGCGACCAGGTCATCTGGAAGGGCTGGGAACACGTCCACGGCGGCAACGTGTACGACCACTACGACCACGTGCATCTCACCGGCAAGCCGCAGCGGTCGGGGTGGCCGACGGCGTGTTGACACAGAGAACGCGCAGGTCAGGGGCCGGTTGCGGGCGGTCGTTCGGCGGTGTACGGTCGGAAGTCCACGTGGGCCTATAAAGTCGAAACCCCCTGGCCGTCGACCAAGGGGTTCCGACAATCCTCGCGAAAGGAGATGCACTGCTGTGCGGCGAAATCATAGCAACGAAAGCGAAGTTGCGCTACTCGGTTCTCTTCTAACCCTTGAAGATGCA